CGGAAAGCAAGCCTAATGGTCGACTCAATCAAGAATGTATTCTGCTAAGGGTAGTTAAGTGACAGATAACATCGTTCTCTTTCCTGGATTCAAACGTGAATCTCCTCCGCAATCAGTAGAAGAAATTGCAGATCAGGTTACGCAGAATCGTAAAGACCATGTTGATGGTGTACTGAATGACGTCATTCCAGATCTCATTCATATGTTCGGGTCTTATGGACTTGACATCAACTCGGACGATTATATCAAAGATGTTGCTATGGTAATGGAATCCATCAAGGCGATGATTAGCAGACAGTATCGTCTTGAACATCCTTTTCATTCTATGGTTGACAATATTTTTGATTTTAGTTATAATGAAGATAATACGGTTGCATACACATACAAATTTCCCAACAAGGATGAAGAGTAATATATTATGATTATTGTTGATTTGTCTCAGGTGATGATTTCCAATCTGATGGTTCAGCTTGGTAACCATACAAACACCGAGCTTGAAGAAGATCTTCTTCGCCATATGATTCTCAATTCAATTCGTTCATATAACCAAAAGTTTAAGAATGAATACGGTGAGATGATTATTGCATGCGATGCTGGTAACAACTGGCGTCGTCAAATCTTTCCTTACTACAAGGCCAATCGCCGTAAGAACCGTGAGAAGTCTGAGCTCAACTGGACTCAGATCTTTGACACGCTCGGCAAGGTTCGTGAGGAACTTAAGGAATACTTCCCTTATCGCGTTATTCAAATTGATGGTGCCGAGGCCGATGATGTCATTGGTACTCTAGTCGATAAGTTTGGTAATACCTCAGAAAAGATTCTGATCATGTCTGGTGATAAGGACTTTGTTCAGCTACAGCGTTACATGAATGTCAAGCAATACGATCCTGTTCAGAAGAAGTGGCGTACCACTAACGATCCTGATCGCTTCATGAAGGAGCATATCATTCGTGGTGACGTTGGTGATGGTGTTCCTAACTTCCTTTCGGCTGACAATACGTTTGTAGTTGGCGCTCGTCAAAAGCCAATTAGCCAAAAGAAACTGGATGAATGGCTTAACCAAGATCCTCGCGACTTCTGCGATGAGAACATGCTTCGTGGTTACCTTCGTAATCAGCAGCTTGTTGATTTAAACTTCATTCCAGAAAATCTACGTGACCAAGTGCTTGTTGAGTATGAAGCTCAGGCAGGCAAGGGTCGTAGCAAGCTATTCAATTACTTCATTGAAAAGCGTCTCAAAAACCTCCTCGAAAGTATCAATGAGTTTTAATATGCCAAGACAAACAATTGCACAAATTATAGAAACAGCATCAAAGATCGAAGTCATAGAAGATCGTGCTCAGTATCTTCGCGACAACGATTCATCAACTCTTCGTTATATTCTTGAACTGGCTCTTGTGCCAGGTGTCGAGTGGGAAATTCCTGAAGGAGCTCCACCATTTAAACCATGTGAGTACTTAGATGTAGAAGGTCGACTTCACCAAGAAGCTCGTACTCTTTACATGTACCTTAAAGGAAACCAACCCGGTCTTACACAATTGAAACGTGAAATGCTTTTCATTGGTCTTCTTGAGTCCATTGATAAGCGTGATGCCAATCTATTGATTGCCGTCAAAGACAAGAAACTACCTCGTACTATCTCCACCAAAGTTGTCAACCTCGCATTTCCAGGGTTAATCAATGAGCAAGTCGATCAAGCGGAATAATAAGTACTATGGCCATGATGATGATCTTTACGAAGATCACCACTACGAAACTCATGGCCAAAAGCTTTTAGAGAAACGAATTCGTTCAGCTCTTCGTTCTCGAACTAAAAGCGGTTTGTTTGATTTAATTGAAGAAGATTATTAATGCCAATCTATGAGTTTAGGGACAAAGAAACCGGGGAAACCTGGGAAGAGTTCCTTTCTATGTCTGCACGAGAAGAATACCTTGCAGAAAATCCACACGCAGAACTAGTCATTGGTGCTCCTGCTTTCATTTCTGGAATTGCAGGCGTTACTCATAAAAACGACGATGGCTTTAAAGATCTGTTAAATAGGATTGGAACAGCAAATCCGGCTTCTCCTCTCGGACAGCAACATGGAGATAAGAGCATTAAAGCCACTAAGATTCGCGACGCCGTTAATAAAGCTAAAAACAAAAAATAAGGATGATTCGTGACTGAAGCAAGACTTACCAAAAGACAAAAGAGAATTCTACGTCAAAACGGAGAACAAGATCTGCTGAACAACAAACCGAGTTTCAACTCTCCAAACTTTAATCTAAAACGAGTTCATCCACTTACAGACAACCAAAAGAAAACGTTTGATGCATTCCATAGTGGTAAACATCTAATGCTTCACGGCATGGCTGGTACTGGTAAGACTTTTCTTTCAATGTATCTGGCAATTAAAGATTTGATTGGTGGAACAAGCGAACAAGAAAAGATCTACGTAATCCGTTCTGTTGTTCCGACTCGTGATATGGGATTCCTACCAGGATCTCAGAAAGAAAAGATGAAGGTCTATGAAGCTCCTTACTATGCAATTTGCAGCGAGCTCTTTGAACGTGGAGATGCTTACGACATTCTAAAACAAAAGAATGCCATTGAGTTTATGAGTACCTCATTTGTCCGTGGTACTACATTGAACAACTGTTATGTGATCGTTGATGAGATCAATAACATGACGTTCCATGAACTTGATTCTGTTATCACACGTATCGGTAAGAACTGCCGAGTGATTTTTTGTGGAGACTTCCGTCAGTCTGACTTATCTCGTGAACAAGAGCGTAATGGCTTAAAAGAGTTCATAAAAGTGATTGACAGATTATCCGATTTTGATTATATTGATTTCTTAGAGGCCGATATTGTGCGCTCTAAACTTGTGAAGGAATACATAATTGCACGCCAAAAGCTTGGACTACAACCGTAAACATTTCGAATTTGATCTGCTCGAGTTTGCAAATCTAAATCGTATTGATGGTGAAACTGCTCGTTTGTACGAGACTCCTACCGGTCAAAGGTATCCATCGGTCACTACCGTTCTCGGTAAGATGTCTGATAAGACTGCGCTCAATGAATGGCGCAAGAGAGTCGGTGATGAGGAAGCCAATAGGGTTTCTGCGCGAGCCGCATCTCGTGGGACGTCTATCCATAACATGTGTGAGAAGTACATTCTTGATCAAGAATTTGATACTTCTTTACCACATAACATGGTAATTTTCCGCCAGATTAAAGGAATCCTTGACGAAAAGGTTGATATGATTCGTGCTACCGAATGCACGCTCTTCAGCCATCATCTCAAGATTGCTGGTACCTGCGACTTGATTGCAGACTACGATGGTAGGCTTTCCATTATCGATTATAAGACATCCACTAAGCGTAAGCGTAAGGACTGGATTGAAGGTTACTTCTTACAGTGTAGTCTCTATGCCTACATGCTCTGGGAAATGACTGGGATCGCAATCAAAGACATCGTGATTATAATTGGTGTTGATGATGAAATCGATGCTCAGGTCTTCGTTGAACGGCCTTCCAATTATATCGAAAAAGCTGCCGACATGGTTCGTAGCTACCACCAACTATATGGAAACAAATGATGAATCAAATTTGGCAATACTGGAAAGGTGGCATCACCTCGAATCGAGCAGATCTTATTATCGAAACCGGTAATAAACAACCAATAGCTGATGCTGCTCTTGGCTTTGATGGAGCCACTCAAAACGATCAATATCGTTCATCAGAGATTCGTTGGATTCCAACAGGAACAGATGGACATCTCGATGCTATGCTATGGGCATTTGCACAGACTGCAAACCGTAATGCCTTTGGCTTTGATATTAGTTATCTAAATGATATCCAATACACTACGTATTATGCAGATAAGAATGGCAAGTATGACTGGCACCACGATACGTTCTGGGGTAATCCTACGGCATTTGATCGTAAGATCTCTCTGGTAATCCAGCTATCAGATCCACAAGATTATGAAGGTGGTGACTTTGAGATCGATCCTCAATACGAAGGATTGTCTGCCGAAGAGATCCGTGCAAAGGGTACTGTGATTGCATTCCCATCGTTCATTCGCCATCGCGTAACTCCTGTTACAAAGGGTGTACGTCGTTCGTTGGTGTGCTGGGTAGAGGGTCCTAAGTTCCGATGAAACTGAATCTGGTGATTGCCGATAACTTCTACGACAATCCAGATGAAGTTCGTAAGTTTGCTTTGTCTCAGCCGTTTGACGTCAAAGGAAACTATCCTGGAGCTCGTACAAAGCCTTTTATGAATGATTCAATGAAGGTGGCAATCTCCAACCTTGTTGCAACCTCAGGTGCTGTGACAAACTGGCATGAGGATTGTGGATTCACCGGTGCGTTCCAACTATGTACCGCTCAGGATAGAACCTGGATTCATGCTGATAGTTTCAACACATGGGCTGGTGTATGCTACCTCACACCGAATGCGCCTGTGAGTGGTGGCACCTCATTGTATCGTCATAAGGCCACAGGAAATCGTGAGAAGGTAGATACCGATTACGAATCATATGACTATACCAAGTGGGATGAGGTAGATCGAATCGGCAACATCTATAATCGCTTGATCCTCTATCGTGGCAACATGTTTCATGCTTCTGTAGACTATTTTGGATCTACCTTTGAGGATGGTCGGTTATTCCAAACATTCTTTTTTGATACTGAACACTAAACCATTCTTTTTATTCAAAAATAAAAATGCACTCTGGGTTTCTGGGGTGCATTTTTTTATGTACATTATTATGAAAATAAACTATACTAAGAATATAAGGAATGAAAGGAAAACATTATGACTCGTTTGTATGAATATATTCTTGCTCAGGATGATCCGTATGATTTTATCTATGAAGCTCTCGGTGGAACTCATGGTGTTGAAACCATGAAGACTTGCACTGAAATGTATAGTGATATCTCTGCAGATCATATGCTGCACCCTGATGATGACTTTGAAAAGATCATCGAGATCATGGTTAACCACATGGAAGAAGATGTATGAGCAATTCTGCTACCATTGAATACTTTGGAATGCCAACCGTTGAACAGGCCATTGCAAATTACTTTGCAAAGCATGGAGTCACTGAGGATGTTCGTGACTATTTGATGGTCCTTGAAGTCGAAAAGCCTGATGATTTTTTTCAGCTAGTATGTGATTTTATTGAAAAAAACGGTTGACATTTTTATCAAAATATACTATACTAATAATATAAGGAATGGAGATTGTTATGCATTATGTTCTTATGATTGCCGGTTTGATTACAATGTGTGTACCTGAAGAAGCTGGTTTTCTTCGGTTCGCTCTTCAAGGTGGCCTTGGTCTCAGCATGTTCGGCTTCGGTACGCTGATTGCTCTTGAAGAAAATAATGCATAATGTTGTTGACATTATTTTGAAAATAGACTATATTTAATTATCAATTGGAAAGGTTTTTGTTATGGCACATATGATTGAATTTATGGATGGCAAAGCTTCGATGGCTTATGCTGGTGAAACTCCTTGGCACGGTCTTGGTACTGAAGTTCCTGCCGATATTACTCCTGCTGATATGCTCAAGGCTGCCGGTCTTGATTGGCGAGTGACTCCGGTTCCTGCCTTTGCTGAAATTGCTGGTAAGCAGGTTTCAGTTGGCCACTCTGCTCTGGTTCGTGATGTTGACAATAAGATCTTGGACGTTATCACTGACGACTGGATTCCGAATCAAAACGAATCTGCTTTCGAATTCTTCAACGACTTTGTCGCTGCTGGTGAAATGGAAATGCATACTGCTGGTTCGCTTCGTGACGGCCAGCTGGTCTGGGCTCTTGCCAAGGTCAAGGAAAGCTTCGAGCTTTTCAAGGGTGATACAGTAGAGTCCTACCTCCTCTTCACCAATCCTCACAAATATGGCTGGTCAATCGACGTCCGGTTCACTCCAATTCGTGTTGTTTGCAACAACACTCTGACTCTCTCGCTCAATACTCAGTCGAGCAAGATTGTAAAGGTTAGCCACCGTCGTGAATTCGATGGTGATCTGGTCAAGGAAACTCTTGGTGTTGCCAAGGAAAAGCTTGCCAAGTACAAAGAAATGGCTGCTTATCTCGGTTCGAAGCGTTTCACAGACGAGTCGATTGTAGATTACTTCACTCGCGTCTTCCCAGTCTCCGGTTCCAAGAAGGAAATCAGCAAGAATGCTGGTATCGCTTTGGAAATCATGGACCAGCAACCTGGTGCAGAATTTGCTGAAGGTAGCTGGTGGCAGGCATTCAACGCTGTCACTTTCATGACCGATCACATGATTGGTCGTAATTCTGACAATCGTCTGACTTCGGCTTGGTATGGTGCTAATAAGAACCTTAAGACTAAGGCACTGGAAACTGCCGTAGAATTTGCAGACGCAGCATGATTGTAACTTACCTGCCATGGCTAATGTCATGCCTTACCATTTGGATGACGTTGCTGGCAGGTAACAATCACCCACGTGCATGGGCAGTTGGACTCGGCAATCAAGTCCTTTGGATTACATGGATTATTGCCAGCGAAACGTGGGGATTGATTCCGATGAGCATTGCGCTTGGAATCGTTTATGCCCGCAATCACTTTAAATGGAATACTGTGGAGGAAAAGAATGATTGAAGTGAAGAGTAGGTCCCCAGAATCTTGGGGACCGCTAGCCAAGGTTGGTGATAGAGAGTTCAATCGTATTATTAACAACCGCAAAGGCAATACGAAGGATCTGATCAAGAAAGCCAAGAAGCTCAAGACCTATAAGGTTTGGTTCAAGAAAGTTTGGGAATCAGATTACTTTGAGATCCTAGCAGAGAATGACTATTCAGTTGGCAGTGCTGCTCGAGCTTATTTCAAAGCAAATGAAAGTAAGATCGGGTTCAAGGAACAGCCCCGTAGCAAGTGGGCGAATGGTTATGCTGGTTATGATACACTAAGTTATGTAAAGGTGAAAGAATCTACTACGAATAAATAAATTCATGGTAGAAGAAAATGGTACTTACTTTGTAGGAATGTCTTTAGAAACCGAGGATGATGAAATCATCTTTCCGGTAAGATTTCATACAAAGAATTACAAAGAAGCTCTCATACTTACTCGCTGTATCACATCAGGTGACCCTCGAAAGCGAGTTATGTTTGCTGATATTGATGAGGAGTTCTAATATGAAAAAGCTTATTGCATCTGTTCTTGCTGCTAGCATGCTAATTACCACTCCGGCTTTTGCCGAACACCGCAAACGAGACAGAGACTATAGCCAACATGAACGCCGTAAAGGTGGTTGTGGCTGGCTTTGTGGAGCAATCATTGGCGGTGTTGTTGTAGGTGCTCTTTCCTCTGATCGTAGAGAACGCAGAGATCAAGAATACGATAACCGTTACTACCCACCAGATTATCGTTATGATAGACGTTATTGCGTTCGCGAACAAATTGTAGAATGGCATCGTGGTGAACGATACATCTACTGGCAAACTACCTGTAATTAAGGAATAATATATGAAGAAGTTTATTGCACTAGCACTTGTAATGCTAGCCACTCCAGCACTTGCTCAGAAGACACCAGTTGGTGTTACCTATGATACTACCATTGTTCGCGCAATCGATGGTGATACGGTTGTTGTTACCGCGCCATATCTTCCAGCACCACTGAAGCCTGAGCTCGGCGTTCGTATCTTTGGTGTTGATACTCCAGAGAAAAGCTTCCGTGCTAAATGTGAAAGCGAAAAGAAGCGCGGTGAGCAAGCTTCTGTCTTTACAAAAGACGTAATTGCTGCGACAAAGAAGCATCAGGTTGTTCTATACGATTGGGACAAGTTTGGCGGCCGTATTCTTGGCGATATTTTGCTTGATGGTATGAGCCTTCGTGATCTGCTTATCAAGAATGGTTTTGCTCGTGAATATTATGGCGACGCAAAGCAATCTTGGTGCAATTAATGTTTGACATTTAAATCAATCTAGTATATAAATAGAATATCAGTTGTTGACAATCAACAATAAAGGTTCCGAGGACGCGGGGGCAGTACCCGCCACCTCCACCATCTGCACTTCCCTCACAGGTATTCTA